GCAACCATCCCGCCAAGCCGTCAATTTCGACCAGAGACGGCGACGCTGGGGCAACAAGTAGTAATTTCTGGAGCGACCTTGAATGGCGACGAGGCGCAGACGGAAAAACGAGGCGCGTTAAATCCGGCGTTTGTCTGCTGGTTAATGGGGTTCCCGCAAGAGTGGGACGCCTGCGGGGCTACGGTAACGCGATCGTCCCGCAAGTCGCGGCAGAAATGATCAGGGCTTATCTAGAGGTGTGGGAATGACGCCACGCAAGCAGCCTAGCCCGTCCCTGTCGGGGACACGTCACCAGATCCTTGTGATCGGCGAGGCGCAGGACGTCTACGAGCCGCAGAAGAAGGCGCGTGTAGTCCGCAATATGCGCGAGCATGCGCTTAGCTACCTCGAGCATCAGGGCCGGATCACGCTTGATCAGAAGGTGGCGGGCGATGAATTCCGCCGGCACTATGAAACGGCGATGCTGGGCGCCTCACAGGCGATCGACTACAGCCGCATCCGGGTTGATGGCGGCATCCCTGCGGACCCGCTGACAGAACGCATGCAGGACGCCCACAGGTGGCTTGCGCAGGCTGCAAAGGTGCCGGGCGTCGGGCCGGTCGGCTATTCGATCCTTGTGGCGGTGGCCGGCGAAGGGAAATTCATCAGCGAGGTTGCGCGCAGCTGGCAGGGATCGCACTCGCCGGGCTCGTCGAGGACGGAGGGTTACCTGATGGAGCGGCTGTGCGAGGGGCTGGACGCGTTGGCGCAACATTTCGGGCTGGTGGCGGTCGGGAGGGGAAAACGGCGATGAGCGACCCTGTAAACCGGCCTGCGCACTACCTCGGGCATCCGAGCGGGATCGAGTGCATCGAGGTGACCGAGCATATGGGGTTCTGTCTCGGGAACGCGGTAAAATACATTTGGCGCGCGGATCTGAAGAGCGACGCAATCGAGGATCTCGAAAAGGCCGTGTGGTATCTTAAGCGAGAGATCGCACGGCGGCGCGTGGATAATTGGGACCGAAATCAAGTTGAGGAGCAATAACAATGCGCTATGGAATGATGGCGGTAACGGTAACGGGGATGTTGATCAGCTATGCGGCGCAGGCCGAGACGGCGATCATTTACGATGGCAACGGGAATTTTGCCGGCACGGTGCAGTCGGCGGGCCGGAACAATGCGTTCGTGTATGGCAGCGACGGCGGGTTGGTTGGCTCTACGGCGCGTGCGGGCAACTCGACGTATTTCTACGGGAGCGACGGATCGTATGCCGGTCAGGCTGTGAATAACGGCCGAGGTAGCGTTGACGATTGACCGGGCTGGTGCAATGTTTGTGCTAGATGCCGGCTTTGCCGGTTAACTGATTTGCCCGTCGGGAAACCGGCGGGTTTTTTATTAGCGGCTCGGCGGACGCCGGAAGTCTCCACCGGCGAGGCCGGGCCAGCAAATGGCTGCGGCGAGCCCCATCTGTCGAGCCGCGACATGACTGACGAAGAGATCCGCGAGGCTGTGGCGTCATCTGAGGCCGCCATTCAGATGGTGATGACCCTCGAATGCTGCAGCCGAGAGACCGCGATCGAGCTGCTCCGACAATCCGAGATCGCCGCGTATCAGGTGGCGTTCGGCCCGGGCAAAGGCGACACGATACACTGATGGCCGAGACAGCGCAGACGCCAGCAAAGGCGCAGCCAGCAAAGACGCGCAAGACCAGAGCCGAGGTGCTGGCAGCCAGAGACAAGGCTATCGAGAAGAGCAAGCAGATCATCGGAAGGCCAAGAGACTTCACGCCAGAGCTGGGGGAATACATCGTCCAGCGGATCAGGAACGGCGCGCATTACAGCCAGCTGGTCAAAGAGAAGCTGGTGACGAATTATAATAATCTGGCGTTGTGGAAGGAACAAGAGCCTGCGTTCAAAGAGGCAGTCGAGCGCGCGCAAGAAGAGCGCGCCGAGCTTTGGGCGGATCAACTGATTGAAATCGCTGACGATCCGCTCCTCGACCCGAACGATCGGCGCATCCGCGTCGAGACCCGTTGGAAGGTGATCGGGAGCCTGCTGTATCGCCGGTATGGCGTGAAGCAACAGGTTGATATCAATCAGAGAATAGACGTCGGATCGACTGCTGCCGAGGTGCTGATGCGCCTGACGACGCAGGCCCGGGAAGCCAAGCAGCTTGCGGCCCCGCAAATCATTGATGTGACGCCCACAAAGGACTGACCTCCTCCCCTGCGAAGGGAGAGGACACATAGCGATATCAGAGGGTTGCAGCGCGCTCCACAGAAACGGGCGCAGATCAGGGGATCGGACCCCGGGGTCGAGGCCCCCGCCCCGGGCGACCACCGGCGGGCGCGGGATCAGGAACACACCCCCTCTCCCCATTCACATCCCTCTGAAAAAAATAAAAAAAATGATCCGCTACATCGATCTTCCCACCCCCGCCCGTACTCGCAGCGTTTCGGTTCCGTCAGGTGGTGGAATTGATCTGCGCTCTGGCGCCGTTACGGAAAATATCAAATCAGTTACGAAAAATACCCTGACCGTTACGGAAAATACCGGCAGCGTTACGGAAAATACTGCCGGCCAAGTCGGTCGCGGTCGTCCGCGTAAGCCTGACGCATTGTCTCCGGCTGAGCGGATGCGGCGCTACCGCGAGCGCAAGAAGCATGTCTGACTTTGTATCCGCCTCCTCGACGCATGCCTATGTGCGCGAACTCGAGCAGCGTGTCGCTGACCTCGAGCAGCTTGTCGCGGAGCTTGCGGCGAATAATTCGCGCCCCTCGAATGCCCAACCTGTTCGGCGCCGGCCGCCATCTGGCTGCGCTTTAACGCCGGCAGAGAAGCAGCGGCGGTATCGGGAGCGGCTGAAGGCGAGCCGCACAAATGAGATGTCTATCTGATGGATCAATCCCGTTTCATCCGCGGCCTGCTGTCGGACCCAACCGACCCGCAGCTGCCTCAGTATGTGCCGGAGAATGATTTTGGCCCGCGCGCCTACGGGCTGCTGAACGACATTTTCCCCGACCCCAACGTGTCTGTCGGAAACGCAATCCGTCAGTATCAGGGCGGCGACCCGCTCGGCGCGTTTGAGACGATGTTCGGCGCTATGCCGACAACGGGTGCGCTTAATGCTGCTCGCGGGCGTTTTGGCGGCGCTGTAATGTCGCCTGTCGACGAGATTTATCACGGCTCGCCGGTTGCTGGCCTGACGACGATCAAGGCCTCCGAGCGCGGACCGCTTGGCCCCGGCGTTTACACCTCGCCTGCTCCGCAAATTTCCGGCCACTATGCCGGTGAAGGCGGAACTGTTTACAGGGTGCCGCACGAAGGCCTCGACATCTATCGCGGCGAAGGACACAGAACCGACGATCAATGGTTCGGCTACAAGGATGACAAGCGTCGGCTGCTTGAAGCGCTGCCTGACGAGCATCGGACAGCTCTTGAGCCGTTTATTGAGCGCATGTGGTCGGGCGATGGATACCCGACATATCAGGAGATGCGCCGCGTATTGGGTGGCGACGAGGCCGCGCAGGCGGTGTTCAAGAAAGCTGGCTTCCACGGCATCTCTGGACAGATCGACGGCCCAGAGACGCTGATTTTCGGCGACGTGAACTTGCCAGCTTCTGCCAAGCCGTCTTTGCCGATGGACGAGGCGTCTCGTCTGGCGCGGGCTGCTGAGCAGGGTTTTCGCGTAAACGAGCCACTGTATCACGCCACGACGCATAGCTTTGATGAGTTTGCGCCCAGCAAATGGCGTCAGGCTTCGTTTTTTGCCGACAGCCCAGAAGGCGCAATGCGCGGGATGAGTTCTGGCGGGATGGAGCACCCGGCGCTTTCCGGCGCCGCTGGCTCCGGCGAAAAGGTCGGCCCGAACATCATGCCGGTTTTTGTTCGCGGCAAGGTTTGGGGCAAAGACCCGCTTCCTTCTGAATGGTTCCCTGAGAACCTGACCTACGGCGAATACCGCGACATCATTGACGGCAAGAAGCCGATGGCTATCGCCGGTTTTTCTGACGAGCAGAACCGATCCGCAAATTTCTATCGCAATCAGGCGATGTCGAAAGCCTACACTGAGGCTGTCCCTGAGACTGAGTGGCACAAATACGCTGGCGATAGCGAGCGCGCAATGCCGATGGTCAGAGATACGATACCGCCTGCCGAGATAATGGGCTACGAAAGCATTGAAGGCCCATCAAAAGAGTATCACCGCGAGATGATGCGGCGGCTCGGTTATCCGAATTGGGCCGTTAATGACGAGGCTGGCGTGTCGATTGCTGCCTCTGACCCTGCAAATATCCGCTCCAGATTTGCCGCTTTTGACCCTTCCAAGGCTGACAGCAAGAACATTCTGGCTGGTCTGCTCGGCCTTCTCGGCGGCGGCGTTGCGCTCGGCCCGCAATTCCCGAATGCCCAACAAGGCGCGCCGGGTCTGTGAGTGACCTTGCCACCATTTATGAGCAATTTGTCGAGGCGTATCGGGACCAGCCGGTCCTGTTTGTCAAAAACGTCCTAAAAGCCGAGCCGCTGCCGTGGCAGTGCGAATTCCTGACGCATGTCGCAAACGGCGAGCGACGGATCTCCGTCCGGGCCGGACACGGCGTCGGCAAGTCTACAGCCTGCGCGTGGCTCCTTCTCTGGCATATGTTTACCCGCATGCCTCAGAAGGCGGTTTGTACTGCTCCGACCGCCGGGCAGCTGTTTGACGCCCTGTTTTCCGAATTGAAGCATTGGGCAAACCGGTTGCCTGAACCGTTGCGTGAAAGCATCGAGATTTTCACCGACCGCATCGTCCACAAGGGCGCGCCGGAAAGCTCCTTCATAAGCGCGAGGACATCAAGTGCAGAACGTCCTGAAGCTCTGGCAGGAGTGCATTCTGAGCATGTGCTTCTTATCTGCGATGAAGCATCAGCTATTCCGGAAGCCGTCTTCGAAAGCGCGGCCGGCTCGATGTCGGGCCACGAAGCGACGACCGTTCTGATCAGCAACCCGACGCGTAACACGGGGTTATTTTTTAAGACGCATCATCAGCTTTCTTCCGATTGGAAGACGATGCACGTTTCGTGTCTTGAAAACCCGTTGGTATCGACGGACTTCGTTGCGCAAATCAAAGCGACTTACGGTGAAAGCTCGAATGCCTTTCGGGTTCGCGTTCTGGGTGAGTTTTCTCTACGCGACGATGATAGCCTCATTGCAGCTGATCTTGTGGATGCTGCAATGTCGCGAGATGTGGCGCTCGATACGACGCAGGATCTGATTTACGGCGTTGACGTTGCAAGGTTTGGCTCCGATCGGACGGTGATCTGTAAACGACGCGGAAATGTCGTCATCGAGCTGCGTCACTGGTCTGGCGAAGACCTGATGGGAACTGTTGGCCGCATCGTTCACGAAGCCAACATCGACAAGCCTGCGATAATTGCGGTTGATAGTATCGGCCTTGGCGGCGGCGTCGCCGATCGGCTGCGTGAATTGGGCTACAACGTCGTCGACGTGAATGTCTCCGAGAGCAATTCAATGAACCAGCAGGCGTCGCGCCTGCGTGACGAATTATGGCTTTCCGCGAAAGACTGGCTTGAAACCAGAGCGGTGAAGCTGCCGAAGGACGACGAGCTGCGGGCTGAATTAATCGGGCCGACATACGGCTTCACCAGCAATGGCAAGATCAAAGTCGAAAGCAAGTCGGAGATGAAAAAGCGCGGCATGCGCAGCCCTGACTTGGCGGACGCGTTGTGTCTGACATTTTCCGGGCAGGCGGCGATCGTCGGTGGCCGGGCTTTAAAATGGCTCCCCGGCAAGCCCCTGCAGAGACGCGTTTCGATCTGCTAACTATCAATGATTGGAAATTAAATGGCGCGTAGACGTCGCCGACGCTCGTCTCCATCACCGATGGACCCGGGTCAGGCCGCATATCTTGAAGCAACGCCCGCAGTCCCCGGCGACGAGGACTACGAGGAAGACGTTGCCGAGAATGGGGGGCTCGAGGACGACGCGGACGAGGATGGCAACTCGTATGGGCCAACCGGCGAAGCCGGTGTGG